GGGGAAAGGTTCACTCCTTGCTCGAAAGAAGAAGATGTTTCAATTTGCGCAGTTCCCCCGTTTAATGCGACCAGATTCTGACTCATAGCGCTAACGTCCCCTCTCTGTAGTTCGGAGGGCTAAGTGCAAAAGTTGTTCCCGTGTACCAGGATAAGTCAGGAATTTGACTCAGGGTTGATGTGTTTTCCCACACGTATGTTAAACTTGGTGACGAGCTAAAGTTTCTTCCAGTATTCCTAGGAACCACAGTTATTTGACAGGATCCAAGCTTAATCGAAGATGTTTCCACACCGTACTGGGACAGCACCGGCTCTTCACAGCGATAGGAAACTACGTACCGTAGTAAGTTGCCCGCGTACTCTTCGTACCTCGAAGTGTTGTCGGCGGGTAAGCCGGACCAGTTCGTCACTGTTTTCTGGGGTGTGAATGACTTCATGACTCTGTAATAGTTCCGACCGTCCTCGCTCAAGATCGTGTCTTCCGTGGCGTTTAGGTATGCAGGGTTGAAGTAAGGAATGTAGTCGTCTACGGGAAGAAGAGACGGGCCGAATTCCTCGGACTTTACAAACACGCCGTTATTCAGATATATGCTAAAGTCAAATAGGGGGGTGACTGCGGAGGTGGCGGTGTAGGATTGCACATCGGAACCTTCTCGAAAGAACGTGCGATCACCCTGGAAAAAGGTGAACATTCTGTCAAATTTTCGCAGGAGTGGGTTGTTTGTTAGCTCGGAAGCCAATTGAGTCTGAAGTGCAGGGTTGGGGGCAAGGTTGTAAACCAAACCCTCGCTAAGCAAATCTTGTATGTTAGTGCTACTGGGGGTGAAGTGCGAAGACGCAACGTAGTAAGTGGCTGGGGAAGATGAAGTTTCCTTATACAACAGGTACTGCCCTGGCTTGAACCGTGCTTTGTACTTGTACAAGGGTAAGCCCCCGTCACCGTTGAACACAAGAGTTTCCGATAAGACCCCCGTGTCAACAAGATTACTAAAGTACTCCTTAATGGGTAGCTGGTTTGGGTTAAAGGTGAAGCCTGCATTGACACGGGCGTACTTCACAATTGCGCCTTTTGTTAAGTCAACGTAGTTGTAGTAAGGGTCGACAACGGGATTGGGCCCTCCCCCTACTTCGGGAGTGGAAACCCACGTTCCTTGAGCATAGGACAACCCTTCAGTGAGCTGAGCAGGAACCACGGGAAGCCCGACTAAAAACTCTGCCTGAGCACCAGTAATATCGTTGGTGGACGGGTTGAGTGTAAAGTTTTTTGAGACTAGCCATGCAAATCCTCCTGCACGGCTATTTAAGGGTACTGCAGAGGGACTTTGAGGAATGAAATCTCCTGATGAGTAGTCATACTCCACAATTTCAGGGTCTAGTGTACCGCCAGAGGAATATGTGAAAGAGTTTCCAATTTCCCACGGCGAAAAGGTTTTCACTGCGGAGATCTTCCCGTTCAGAATGTACGAAGAAACAGCAGAAGAAGATCCGATGCTTATGTTTTCCAGGACAATATGCAACCCTTGCTGGGCTAGATCCCCGGACCCATCATGATATACTATGTCACCAACGGAGTAGGACCCGGATGTCAGCGGTCTTATCTGTTTGAGCGTAAGGTTGCCGTATATCGTCTGATCCTTCTTGTTTGAAGAGTAGGGTGTAAAGTTTGACTCTACCGGGTAGAAAGTCGGTGCGGGGTTATTGATAAGTATAAGGTTGCCCTCTTCCAGCAGGTTGTCAGACGCGGAAAAATCGTAGATACTTGTGTATACGGATGCGTCCTTGTTGAGGGAGTTCGGTGTGTTGTATGCGGTTGATACTTTTACAGATGGATCTTTGAATCTTGTGTTCGTGTCGAAAGTTGCGTAGAACGCTGCGTCGATGTCACTCACAGTCGGAGTCACGTTCGCAGGAAAAACCTGCCCAGGAGTCAAAACTGAGAAGAGACGGTCTCGAAAATTGAGTGCAGACTCCTTAAAGTTCGACCCGAAAGTCCCGTTGGAGTCCACTTCAACGGTTAAGTTGTATTGAACTTGGCTTAACGTAATGGGGAACAGGTGTCCTTGATTCTCAATCGGGACAGAGAAATTTACTGCATTTTGGCCCAGCGACAGTTGCTGAGTTGTAAGTTCTTGTCCGTTTGGCCCAAGCACGAAAAAAGACACCTGTCCGTTGGGGCGAAGGTAGTCTTGCGTGTAATTGTATCCGTAGAAGCTGGAGCGATTCGGTTGGACAGAGGTCAAAGTGCCTACACCGTACAAATCAGTGAAGAAATCTTGCCAGTCGGTACCACTGACGGGGTTTCTCCTACGAATTAGTGTGAAGAATCTTTCCTGAACTTCCTGAAAAGTCTCGACGTCACTTCCGCCGACAGACGGTTGAGGGTTTGTTGCAGATAAGTTGAGTGTCCCTGTGTTTGAAGTTCCAGTGATTGAGTTTGCGGGAACGTTGTAGGCGGCGCCAACAAACTTTGAGTAAACGGGGATTCTGCCGGTGAGGTCTCCAGGCGGAATCACCAGATCGGAGCTTGTAACAAACTCGTAGCTTTCTCCTGAGGTTAGCTGGGGGTTTGTAGAGAACAGGGTCCCTGCGGGAATAACAGTGGAACTCTTTGTAGGTGGTACCGAAATTACCAGCTCGGCTGTTGAGGTTGTTCCGAGCCTCCTCATTGCCCCCAAAAAGGGTCCGATCCACTCAATGAGAATTTTGTCAGGGAGCTGGTTGGCCCAGAACAAGAATTCTCCCTGCGCAAAAGCCTGCCCCTCAAGGAGGACAGCGAGAGGGTTTCCCGCACTGAAGTCGTTCAGGGTTTTGTTAGACGCTTCGTAAACGGTTTGAGCCGCTGCTTTAACCAGGTCAGCTTCATTGCGCGGGTCAATGGAAACCGACGGTAACGGTGAATAACGTGGCATTTAAATTCTCCGTTCAGTATGTACCGTTGTCCACCACAAGAGCATTCAACTGGTCGGACAATACTTTTTTCGTTACAAGGTCTGCGTCTGCTAACGCTGCAAATTTCTGGCTGGTTGAGGATGGGCTTATGCCGTTGGCGTTATTGTACTTAAGGTTGGTCAGGAAACTTCGCGGAGCTTTGTTATAGTTCTGAGTGAGTGTGGGATTTGATGCGGGGTCAAACCCGAAGCCCCAGTACCCTGAGACAACTTTTGAACCAGAAATAGGTGTGCCAGACAGAAGTTGGCCGGTGCCCGACAAAGTTGGTTGCTCAGTGGTCAGTGTAACGTAGCGGCTGTCTAAGCCTGTAGGCCCTGTCTTTTCAAGGTCGTCGAGACCCAAGGGGTCATAGTGCCAGTCAAGGTCTTGGCCGTCGAAGACAATGTTCCTTGCACCATTTAGCCACTCACTTGTTACGACAACGCCACTTGAAAATAGAGTTTTGGCCATTTCTTCTTAAGGTTTATTCTTACAAAGGTTTTACCCTCTTGTGGGCACAAAAAAGCCCCGGTTAGGGGGCTTTTCGAGTTGAGAATCAGGTTCGGTCCCAAGAGTTCACGGTTAGTTGAATCTCAATTTCCTGAACATTGCCGCTTTCACGGTCAACATCGGCGGTATTAAGAGACATAAACTGACACCCGTAGCAAGTGTATTGGCCGCCAGCAGGGGCTGATCCGTTTCCAACACAGTCCTTCGGGGTGACTGTAACTGTGATTTCTCGGCAATTGTACTGCAACCAGTAAATTTCCAACTGCTTGAAGATCGTGGGATCGTACGGAGCAGAAAGGGAGATGTTGTCTACCTTTTTGGGGCCTACAACTTTGTAAATACGGTTACCAGTACCATTGGCGTAGTCACTGCTACTTGAGGAATCCTTGATTCCGCTGAATTTTGTAAACGTGGCGATTAGTGTGGGTCCGTCAGGAGCTACGAAGCTAACTTCGTACTGGGACTTTGTAATCGGTCTGAGAATAGCCATTGGGTCACCTCCTTGTTACCTTCCCTTATCAGGATAGGATGTTGGTGATCATAGCGCCAGAACCAATAAGACCAGTTGCGCCGAGGCCAACTAGGTTAACCACACGTTCAATTGTGATTTCAGCACGAACAACGCGGCGTTCACGAATGTAGTATTCGGGACGGACGGCGGGGGTGCCTGTGAGCTGATATGTGTAAGAGAAGGCAGGAGTCGCAGCATTCGCACCACCAGCAGGCATGATGGAATCAGAAGGACCGTTAGGGCTGTAGAACAGAAGGATACCGTTAGCGGGGAATACCGGCTGTAGGGTTCCATCTTGCGCTAAGTAACGACCTTCGGCAACACGTAGGCCACGCTCAAGACCGAAGTAGCGAGCAATGACGTCAGTGTCGACGCTGTCTGCAGATGTGTACTTGATACGATCAAGGATCTTCTCGTTGGTCAGCAAGAGGTCAAACACGGCAGTACCGACGACTGCGGAGTTTGGACGGATACCGATTTGGTTGGCGACTGCACGCTTGAGGGTTAGGATGTCTTCAATTGGGTTAGAAGTAGCACCAGACCAGGCGGCTTCTCCAGCAACGGAGCCGTAAGCTGTCTTGAAGTTTGTCCAGGTTGTGAAACCGAGTCCGGTCTGGGAACCTGCGGTTCCGTTATAGGGCTCGTAAGGGTTGTAAGTCGCGGTGACGGAAACAGCTTGAGCAACGGTGTACTCGTAGCTGTTCATCAATCTGGACATTGCATTCCTGGTTTCGATTGCGCGAAGCAATTTGTTAACTCAGCGGCTCTTTATCCGCTGATTCATTACCTTGTTGTCGGCAATGTTCAGACTATATCATTGTTCTGTGAGGTGAACTTAGTGTTCACTTTACAAAACATCGGGCGCTCGTGTCAGCTTCATCACTGTTCTAGTGGTATGCTGTTAGTCGTTGAACCTTGCCCCTATCCCTAGGGGCCTTGGCTGCTGATTTCCCACACGGGGGTTCCAGCAATTCACCCAATTTATAGTGGACCTACGCTGCGATCGAAATTGCACGTAAAAAATAATCCACCTGCGCGGGCCCTTCCCCGGCATTTTCAATTACCTCTTCAGGCAATTCCCAGGCGACCACTTCCTGCTCTAGAGCATAAGGCTCAGAGTCGTAGCGGCTTTGGACGTATGGGATGTTAGTTCCGTAAGAACGACGGAAATCGTTTATAGCAAACTGCTCCTTCCCAAATCTGAGAATTCTCCCAGCGCGGGTAGGGGTGTCCACAACCGGTGCGATAAA